CTAAAGATCGACTTCAACCATGAAAGTAGCCTTCGTAGTAACATCGGTATTTGAAACAGACAATGTCTTACCAGTCTTATGACCTGAAGTACCCCATGAAGTATCTATCGCACCATCTTTATCATATTTAGTCCATGTATAAGTTCCAGTACCTGCAGCATCGATTTCAGCACCCGCTTGATAAACCATAGCTTTTAACGTAGTACTTCCTTGACCATTTTTAAATACATCTCCACCAGTTGATGTAACTACAACTTGAAGTGGATCAGCATTATCTATAAATGTTCCTACATCATAGAATTTAGAATTATAAGTATTTGATGCTGAATCAGTATCTGTAGCACAACATTTAAATACCGCATAAGAATCTACGGCAGCTGCATAAATAGTAATTGTTGCAGTTGTTGTTCCTGTATATTTACCAGTTGTATCAGATAACTTCTTCCAACCAATACCAAAGTCTGCATCATATCCTGTTGATGATGAACTTGTAACTGAACTATCCATAATTGCCCATTTATATCCAACATTAGTTGTATCTACTGAAGAACCTCTCCATAGTTCTGCTTTTGCTGTTAAAGTTGCTACACTTGAATTCTTAAATACATTACCTGATGGTGTTGTAACAAGTAAATCTACAATACCTCCACCATTTACTACTCTTGAAAATGAAATAGTAAGTGGATGAGTAATCTCTAGTCCTGTTGAAGCATCTTCATAAGTAATAACACATTTAAAATCAACGCCAGCAAGACCTGCCATAATATTTGCTTTTATAGTTAAAATATGACTCTTTGCACCTGATAAAGCATAATTACCACCAGTTGTAATTGCAGTTGTTGATGTACCCTGATACCACTTAACTGATTTAACACTTGAACTAGTAATCTGATCAGTTGTTGTTCCAATTACATAAAGACTAGGTGTTAGAACTAAATTTGATGATTGCCAGTTAGGAGTATATGATCCATTATCCGGGTTATACATCTGAGTCTTTGGATGATTAGAACCAATGTAGCCTGTTAAGGTTAAGGCATCATTATAATCTATAATTGTAAATTGTCCCTGTGCTCTAGACATGTTTTATTCCTCCTCGTTTCCAAGTAATGACCTTCTTGTGGTCGTATCAATTAAGTCACAGTAAAATGTAGCTCTTACTGTAACATCTTCATTTGTTATTTCAACTTCTTTAGATCCACCATAATGATCCATATTCCAGATTCTATCTGCTTCAGTATCACTTGAAACTCTAGTCCAGATGAATTGGTTATCATCTAAAGAATCAGTTATATCTTCATCCCAAGAATAAACGGTGGCTTTTAAAGTAGTATTTATGTCACCATTTTTGAAGATATTACCATTAGTTGATGTAATAACTAACCTATACATCTTTTTAGATTCAATAGTATCTATTCTAGTTATTTGCTCATCAACTGCTTCTGTTGTTGCATAAGCTCTTAAGACTACTTCACCAGTTTCAAGATTCCAATAAGATGAACCATCCTGGCTTTGAAGTACCCCTGCTTTTATAATATTTGCAATTAATGTTCCTGAAGTTATAAAGTTAGCAACAATAGAACCATCTGCCGTTATTGCTGTTTCATATGGACCATTGTATCCATGAGATGAAAAACCAAGTCCACCTACATTCCATCTCCAGACATTAATTGCATCATCAATGTTTTCATTATCTAATATTAAAAGTTCATATGGTGTTCCATCGTTTGCTGTGTGAAGTACCACACATCCACCTTTCGCACCAGTTATAAGTTTAGTAGCATTTGAAATGGCATTAGTAAGTAAAAGAGGAAATCGATCCACCTCTTTTTTAGTGTTATCTATTTCCTCTTCAATATTATTTACTCTAACCGCTAAGTTTGATTTAGCTTCACCTAGAGTAATTGATTTGTATTTTTCTGCTAGAGTATCATAAACAGTTTTAATCACTTTCATTTTACAATCAACACCTAAGATCTTATGTCTTATTGTGACTGTATCACAAAGTGATAACCTTTCATGAATTGCTCTATATTCTTTTTGGTCCCACAAAGGTTCAAACGATGCTTTTATAGTAATCTTATCAAAACCTAGCGGATGTTCTCTTATCCAGATATTTGCTTTAGTACGAAGTGCATATTCAGTAACTCTTTCATTCTCACCAAATTCATCAGTAAAGTCTTTTATATAAACTTTACCAGTTTCTAAAATTGATTCATTAATAGGAAGTACTGCTTCAGGTAAAGTTACTATTGTTTCTTCATCTGTTTCATCATCTTTAAGTATTCCATAAGGTAAGACATGTGTATAAACATCTTCTAAAGTTGAATCATGATCTAACTTCGATAGATTCTTACCATATTCAATAACTACACCATTATCCTGGCCTCTTGAAGATTTATGTTTAATTGAGAAATTATCCCATTCAAACTCTCCACCCCATAAATCAATAATACTTCCTTTAGTTCCTCCAATTAATCCTCTTATAGATTTAGGTAGTTCTACACTAAAATCATGACCAGAACTAAAATCGCTTTGAAATGTAAAATGGTGATTTATTACTGCATTATCTAATAAATATTGGCCTGCTTGATTTGGATTTACATTAGTTAGACTAAATGGTTTTATTGCAATATTTATTAAATCATATGATATATGCTGTGCCTTAAATGTAACTATACCGTTAATAGGTAATGATGCTTGATATATTCTAAATGCTTGACCACTAGATCTATCGTTAGGCTTAGCATATATAATTGCTTCTTTTTTTATTTTCTCATAAAGATATCCTGTTATAGGATACTTAAAAGTTAATTCAAATGGTCCGTTTCTTTCTTCTGTTACTTCACAAGATATCGTATCGATTAGATGGCCAATACCAAAATTGTTAAATGTGATTGATGTCGCATTAAATAGTATCGGTATCATAAGCTAACCCATCTAGGGATAATCTCAATCTTAGTAATGCCACCTTCAAATCTAATAGAGTTCTGACCTTCAATTAACTCAGGGAAGCCCTCACCACTAACTAGGTTGTTTTTAAGTTCAGTATCTTTAAATGCTGACATTAATTCACTATCAAGTTCAATATATTCATCAATGGATGAAATATTCCAAATATGAACTCCATCATCATTAGTTAGTTTTAAAGTTCCATCACCACTTCCATAAATCTTAATATATGGTTTTGCTGGAGTTATATAAGTGTTAAACAAGTGAGCAACATCAGTATATGTTTGAACTTCTAAACCAGCAATTAAGTATCTTAATGGCTTACATGAAAATGTGATCGTAAATGATCCAATCTTTGATACTTCATCAGTGATATCTAGTTTATTATTGAAGATTGCTATCTTCTTAAAGTTTGGTTCATATGTATCAGTTAAATCATGATATGAATCAGCCTCCCTATATAACCAATTTTTAATATCAGTTAATTTATCTGCTAATTCTTCTTTTGATTTAGCTGAAACAAAGCAAGTATAAGAAACATTTACATTTGAATACTTTTTATTTGAATATACGATATCACCATTTCTTCCTGGAATTGAAAGCAATGTTGCATCTCTTTTAGGAGCACAAAATACGCTCTTTTTATTGATTCTTATACCAAAATCTGCGGAACTATGCCCATTAAAATTAAAATAATTCATTATCCTAATACCATTCCTTTTCTTCTTATAAATGTATCAGCGACTTCCATAACTTCTTCAGTTAGGCTCGTGATATCATCATTTGTATAATTATTAAAATTGTCTATATGTAGTTCTAGTTTAAATCCTCCTGCTACTTTTTGAGGACTTTGACTATTTGAACTAGATACATTAAAGTCTGTAGGCACCTTATTCATATCAGCACCTAAATCATCAAATACGTTATTTAAATCTTTTGTCATATCTTCAGCAGAATCAATAACCTCTCCTGCTGTTTCATCAATACCTAAAGCTAAACCTTCCATCATCATGTCACCAATAAATGCCATTTTTCTAGATGGTGAATGAATACCAAAGAAATTCTTTATACCATTCCATAGGTTCTTAGCCCAGCATGATACTTTATCCCAAATCCATGAAGCTAAAGATTGGATTCCTTCCCATAAACCTCTTACTAGATTCTTACCTATTTCAGCAAATTGACTGAATCCATTTGCAAATGCACTAACTAAAGCTTTTAAGATTTGAGGTACAGATTTAACGAGTTCAACTATAATAGTTGGAAGATTTGTAATCAAAGCCATAAATAACTGAACACCAGCCATTATGATCTTATCTAGATTGTTCATTAAAGCATTAACGATTCCACTAATGATTTGAGGTATAGCCTCAACTATAGTAATGATAATATCTGGTAAAGCCTGTACTAGTGAAATAAGTAATCTTATACCTGCATCGATAAGTTCTGGTATTGCATCAAGTACAGCCGTAATGATTCCTTCAATAATATGAGGAACTGCTTCTACTATCTTAGCTATTATTTCTGGTAAGGCCTCAACTAATGATGTTAATAGTTGAATACCAACATCTATAATTTGAGGTATTGCAGATAATATGAAATCAACAATAGCAATAATAATCTCAGGTAGAGCTTCAATTAAAATAGGTAAAGCCTCTAGTATTCCCTGTGCTAATCCTTCAATTAATTGAAGTGCAGCATCTAAAATCATTGGTAGGTTTTCAATAATTGTTTCAACTATCTGAATAATAACTTCTACAATTGCAGGTATTAATTCAGGTAAAGCCTGAGCTAGTCCTTTAGCAAGAGTAACAATAACTTCTGCAGCAGCTTTTATTATCTGAGGAATGTTTGCAAGTATTGTTTTAACAAGTGTACTAACTAATTGAATTGCCCCCTGAGTAAGTTTTGGTAATGCTTTTATAATTGCATCTAAAAATGTTTGTATTAATTTATTTGCTGCAGTTATTAAGACTCCTAAATTATCAATAATAGCATTTGCTATACCTACTACTGCTTCAGAAATTAGATCAAGTAATGTAGGAATATACTTCATTACTACATTTATTGCCTTTGGCAATATCTCACCAATTACATCAGCAATCTTAGATATATCACCATTTGCATCTTGAACGCCTTTAGTAAACTCACTTAATAGTCCTACTCCATCAGATGATAATTCAGTTAAAACAGGAAGTAAGATTGTACCAAGTGCATTCTTTAATGCTTTAGTTCCATTATTTAAAAGTTGTAATTGATCATCTAAAGCACCATATGAAGATAACATTTCATCTGAAATAACATATCCTGCATCATGAGCTTGCTTACCTAACTCTTCCATCTTTTCAGCGCCCGCTTCAATCAATGGATTAAGTTCCTGTGCTGATTTACCTAGAATAGTCATAGCTAAAGCATCACGTTCAGTTTCATTTTCCATAGAACCTAATGCTTCTATGATTTCCCAATAAACGTCATCACTATCTCTAAGTGTTCCATCAGCATTCATGATTTCAATTCCTAGTTTTTCATAGGCTTCAATCATAGTCTTAGATCCATCTTGTGCTGACTTCATAGACTTTATTTGTTTTGCCATTGAACCTGTAAGTGTATCAACTGAAACATCTACTAGTTCTGCAGCATAGATATATTCTTGAAGTTTATCAGTAGCAATTCCTGTAACAGTTGATGTAGTTAAAACACTATCAGCATATTCTGCACCTTCTTTAGTACATTCAACTAGCTTCTTCCCAACTGATACAATTGCAGCACCTACTGCAGCCATAGCAGCCGCCATTCCTACGGCTATACCTTTTACAACACTACCTAATGCCTCAAACTTCTTAGATGAATCATCACTCTTTTTACCAGCATCTTCAATTTCTTCACCAAACTTATCTGCGCTCTTCTCAGCTTCACCGAATTCTTTTTCAGTATTATCGAGTTGCTTACTATTGTTTTGAAGCTCACGTTCCATCTTATTAAGTTCAGCTTCAGCATTATTTAATTGAACTTGCCAGCTTTGTGTTCTTTTGTCAGTTTCACCAAAAGATGTAGATGCATTATTTAAAGCACTTCTTAAAGTTTCAATCTTCTGTTTTTGGCTTTCTATCAATTTTTCTAATACTTCATTCCTAGCAGTTAATGCTTCAACTGAGTTGTCGTTTTTATCAAACTGTGATTCAACCAATTTCATTTCACTGCCTAGAACTTTAAAGGAGTTATTGATATCGGCAAGTGCTGATTTGAACTCTTTTTCGCCCTCAAGACCTATCTTCAATCCAAAATTCTCTGCCATACCAACCACCTCCTTTTAGTTTTAAAGCATGAAAAAAGACACCCTACTGAGTGTCTTAATTCAAATTATCGTTTCATTTCAGCTGTGTTGTTTTTCAAATCGAATTCTACTTCTGTTCCATTTTTTAGTTTTACTTGAACTATATTATTACGAACATTGTATGATTCTACGTCTTTTTCATCTAAACCTCGAATGGTAAAGACAACCAACTTATTATCCTTGGTATATTTTATTTCCATTGTAAAATGCTCCTTTCTTAATATTTTGTAATATATTACAAAGGTATTATAAGGTATGTTTTTACGAAAATATAACCAAAGTCGAAAAAATAATTTAAATTTTTATCTCAGTAGTATTTACTAAATTCCTTCAGGTATTAAATCATCGATAAATACTTCTACTTTAGGTTTTGAAATACCTTCAAATTGCTTATGGCATTCCCATAAATCTAAAAGTAATCCAAAAGGCATAAGCCATACTTCATCTTGATTCAAATGAAGATGAGCTAATCCGTAGTATAGGAGACGAGTAAATAATTCATCATCACTTACTCGCCCACTGCGTTTTTTGATTCTTCTGATTCAATGTTCCTTTTAGTGCCTTTAAGTAATGCACTAGTAATAGCTTCTTTAAAATCTGCTAGATCAGATGGTGTAGTAAGTATTTCAACTTCATCTTCTGTAAGTAGATCTTTTTTATTATCTGGATTTTTAAGGTTATGTACTAAAATTGGTCCATTAGCAAGTGTCACAAGTAACCATACAATTTCACCAATAGCACCTTCATAATCTTTGTTAGATAATAACTTATCTCCTAACTTCTCTAAGCCACCATACTTCTTAGCGATTTCTTTAGTAGCTTTAGTTGTTAAAAGTAATTCATATTCTTTATCACCAATCTTAATTGATGAACTTCTTTCATCAGCCATTAGTTATTACCTCCAGCTTGAGCATAGGTTGGTTCATAAACCGAATCGTACCAAGAATTAATAATTGATGTATTAGTATCACTTTCAGTTACTTCAACTTTCCATAAGTGCTTATTACTTGCATCTACTTTATTTCTTTGAACGATTGTTCCTTCAATTGTAGGTGTTGAGAAAGTAATTGAATCACCTTTAGTAGCTAGGCTTGTTGCAGGAATACCAAATAGAACTCTATATAACCAGAAGTATTTATATTTTCCATTTGCTTTCTTTGCTCTAAATCCAATTGCTACATATCTAGAAACATCTTCACCACTTGAAACAAGTACGCCATTTGCATCAATTCTTGCACCAACTAAGGCTGCAGCATTTTCATTACCTAAATCATCTACTCCTAAAGAAATAGTTCCTGACTTAAATTCTTTTACTGCTTCAGCTTGACCATCATCAGCAAATAAAGTAGCTTCATTTAGTTCAATTGAAAGTTCAGCAGATATAGCTTTAGCAAGTTTAACTGGTGTTCCATATGTTTCATTACCATTAGCGTCTTCAGTAATAGGCGCATAATATAATTTGTCTAATCCAATTGTTGCCATAGTTAATTATCCTCCTCTATGTCATAAGTTTTGGCTACGTCTATTGTGTACTGATGGTAGCCTGTATCAGTTTCATAACCGTTATATCTTCTATCGGTTATATAAAAGAAATGAGTTAATAATCGTCCTGTTATGTTGTTCTTTAACCTAATGTAGTTATTCTTTGTATAGATTGTTATTCTTAATTCTTGTTTATCCGTTTGAGGCTTGTCATCTGCATTTAAAGGAAATGAATCTGCAAGAGGAACTAAAACAATATATTCATCAGGTGCTTCATCTTTAAATACTCCTGTTTCAATCGGAATATTTAAACTTTCAAGAAGTGTTTTAACTTCAGATAATATATTCATATCTTCTTTATTTCCTCCTCTATTTTTCTAGTCATAGTAGATTCACATTCTTTTTTAGATGAGATCTTGGCATTCTTTAAAAATGGTTTAGCAGGTTGGCCATGCTTACCATATTCGATGATGTTTGCTACCATCGCATTACTTGAACCATCTCTTCTATATTCATCAAAGCCGACTTTAATGTTATAGTTGCCATTTCTATCGACTAAAACTGGTGATAAGCCTAAAGCATTTACTAATTGGCCTGTTGATTTATCACTCTCTCCAATTGCCTCTTGAAGATTACTTTTAGTCTTTTTAAGAACTACATTACCTCCTGCTTTTAAAGCTGAGGATGCAATTCTATCCATACTTGAGCCTAGCCTAGATAGTTTCTTTAATAATTCTTCTGGTAGTTTTGCTGTACATTTAGCCATTTGAAGCCTCCACTCTTTTTGCAAGAATCTCAATGTACATTCCACGACCTTTAACATTTTCAACGGATAAAATATCATAACAAATATCATCACATTCTATATAATGCTTAGTAGTAATAGTTAGATTAGGTGTTCTTCTTAATTTGAATAGTTCTGTAGCTTCGCTGAATGCCGCTAAATTCGCCCAACGTTCGCTTCCATGTCTTCCTTCAACGAACACTCGAACCTCGGCTAAAACGCGAACTGTTTCAAAGCTAAAGCCCTCAGAATCGGTTTCACAATCAATAGATATGATCTTTGCTTTTTTATTCATTAAACCAAGTCCCATACCTACACCTTCCATTCTCTATCTAAGAGTAATAGGCGATTAACAGTCTTATAAGTCTGTTCACTTGCATTAGTGTTATCAGCATAAAATCCTCCGGTTGAACCATCTCTAGATTCATAAAAATGACTTGATAGCATAATTACTGCTTGTTTAGTTCTTTCGGTCATTTCATGACTTTGATAGTATCCTTCTTCTAAATGCTGATAACCTTCTGCATAGGATATAGCGGCAGAAATGAATGAAATGATAAGATTATCATCATCTTGGAATGTAACAATTAAATTATTTTTAACTTGTTCTAATAAATCATTAGGACTCATCTATGCCACCTCCTATTCTTAGTTTCCTGTTCCTGATGTAGCCTTTTGTTTTAATACTTTTACTGCTTCAGGAAGGATTAACTTACCATCAACTCTTTGAGTTGCAACGAATCCTGTTTGATCGTTTGCAGCATATAATTCAGATAATTTCTTAAAGATACGTCCTTGTCTATCTGCAATCCAGTAATATGAGAAATCACCAAATGCGATAGTCTTTGCACCTGCTGCAATTGTAGGAACATAACTTGATGTATAGACAGGTCTTCCTAAGATTGTATCTGGTTGACCAGCAGTTAAACCTGGTTGCCATAAATAGTTATTGTTATTATCTTTAAGTTTTCTAATAGCCTTAACTGTTGAATCATTAACAAGCCATACAGCATTCTTTCTGTAAGGTGCCTTTAATGAATGGAATAAATCAATTAATTCATCAGCTGTAATTGCTGTAGCTGACGCTGCAGTTACACCAACATCTGCACCACCTGTTGAATTGAAGATACCAGTAGGTTTACCAGAACCATCACCAACAAAGAATGCTTCTTCCTCTTTTGTACCAATTCTTCTTGCGAATTCTTTAGTAATATATGCTTCTAAGTTAAATGCACTATCATTTAAAAGTTCATTTGAAACTTTAATTAAAGTACCTAACTTATATGCACCGATAGAAACTTGGCTGAATGCATCATCACTATCAGTAATTGTTCCTTCTTCATCTACCCAAGAAGCTGAACCTTTTGATGCAACAACAGGAATCTTCTTATCACCAGATGAAGTATTGATTACATGAGCAAGTTTTCTGAAGATATTTTCTTCCTCTAATGCTTCAACAAGTGTTGTTTCATATTCATCAGGAACTAAATAGCCACCTTCTGAATCAGTACCAATTTGAAGTGCATCAGCAACTTCTGGTCTCATATGCTTCATTCTCATAGCATTCCAGAAGTTCTTTTTATAATTCTTTGAAGCTCTACCTGTCTTTTCTTCTTCATCTGTCATTGGTTTAGCTACGATTGGATTATTAACAGGTTTATTAAGTTCTGCTTCAATAGCATTCATTCTTTCAGCACGTTTGATTTCTGCTGTTAATGCATCAAATCTTTTTTCCATTTCTTTGTATTTAGCGTCATCTTCTTCGCTTAATACACCATCTTTGTTTTGAGCTTCTAGGAATGCATTCATGGCTTTCCATAGGTTAGCTCTTTTTTCAACGAGTTCATTAATAGTCAACATGTTCTTTTCCTCCTATATTAATTTTTTAATTGTGACCAAATTGTTTTTTAATTCTTTAACACTACGACCATTCTTTGGTGCAGTCTTATTTGAAATCTTATTTGCTAAAGCCATATCAAATTCTTTTGAAGCAAAAGCATATGCTTCTGTTGAATCTTGTTTCTTTTCATCAGTTAAGATTTCATCAGCAAAACCTAGTTCAACTGCCTTCTTAGCATTCATCCAAGTTTCGTTGTCCATTAAATGAGATAGAACTGTTCTTGATTGCTTTGTTTTAATTTCATAAGCATTAATAATGGATTCTTTTACCTCATTTAAAATATCGATAGCCTTTTCCATATCTTTCTTTTCACCAAAGGCCATCATTGATGGGTTATGAATCATAAGCATAGCTGTAGGCGCAAGCATAACTTTAGTACCTGCCATAGCAATTACTGAAGCCGCTGATGCTGCAATACCATCAACCTTAACAGTGACTTCATCCTTATAATCCATAAGCATTGAATAAATCTGTGAAGCTGCGATGCAATCTCCACCAGGACTATTAATCCAGATGGTAATAGGACCAGTTCCACTAAAGAGTTCTTCTTTAAACATTCGAGGTGTTACATCATCTTCAAACCATGATTCTTCTGCGATTGTTCCGTTAAGTTCTAGTACTCTTTCTTCCTGACCTGCTTCGTTCTTCATCTTTTTGAAGTTCCAAAACTTCTTCATCGGTTGATTCCTCCTTCTTTTCTTTATCTGCATAAGCACCTGCTTTATTAAGAGGTAGCATATTGCCATTAATTAGATATAAGTCTCCACCATCTTCAGCAGAAATCTTATCTAGGTTTTCAAGTTCTCTTATATCGTTTGCACTCATCCATCCATTTTGTCTTGCTGTTGCATAGCCTTGCATTCTAGACTGATAGTCACCTCTTAAGAGTCCTTCAACATTAAATTTAAAGAAATAAGTCTTCTTTTCTTCTAAACTTAAAAGGGCTCTATTTAAAGATTGTTCCCATCTAATAATCCATGGATCTAAAGTGTATTTAACAAACTCTAATGATTGCTGTTCAATATTAGAGAAGCTTGATTTTTCTAAGTCTCCTACCATATGAGGCGGAACTCTAAATATACGAGCAATTTCATTTATTTGAAATTTACGTGTTTCTAAAAACTGAGCTTGTTCTGGTGAAATAGATATAGGTGTATATTTCATACCTTCTTCAAGTACTGCAACTTTACCAGAATTAGCCGAACCTCCAAAGGTACTATTCCAATTTTCACGAAGTCTTGCAGGATCTTTAATAGTTCCTGGATGTTCTAAAACTCCTGAAGGTGCTGCACCATTAGCAAAGAACTTCGCTCCATATTCTTCAGTAGCAATTGCAAGTCCGATAGCATTCTTAGCCATAGCAATTGGTGAATAACCAACTAAACCATCAAAGCCAAGTCCTGGAATATGTAATACATCACGAGTACTAAGTGTTACCGTTCCTACTTCTTTACCTTCTTCTTGGCTTCTTTGGTATGAATAATAAAGAGTTCCTTTATCATCTCTATCTACCGACATCTTATTTGGCATTAAAGGATATAAAGCTATTACTTCACCTTTTCCATTTCTAATAATCTGTGCATAGGCATTACCCCATAAAAGTAAATGCGTCATTAATGTTTCTCTAAAAACAAATGATGACATTTCCGGATTTGGTTCATCATGAAGTAAATGATATAGGTTATTATCTATTGCCTTAGATTTAGAACCATCTTCGTTATACTTATAAAAATGTAGAGGTAAGCCTGCGACTGCTTCAGCTAGGATTCTTACACAAGAATAAACTGCAGTCATTTGCATAGCACTTCTTTCAGTTACTGCTTTACCAGCACTACTTCCTCCTATATAGAAGGTGTACTGACTTCCTACTGTTCTATTTTGTGGATGGTCTCTTGCTTTTCTATGAAATAATCCCATTTAAATTCCTCCTATATGAATAGAAGGCCTCTTGAATCATATACAGATTCATCACCACCTTCATTTCTAATTGCTCTATCAAGTGCCATAACTGTTGCCACAGCACCATCTATCTTTTCTGTTGATTTTGACTTATCCATTTTTATATTTCCAGCTGGATCAGTTCTAATACAGACGTTATCCATCATCCACCTTAAAACTGGGTGACCATTATGTTTTATTCTTTTAGCAAGTACTAGATTCATTAGTTCCTTTGTAGATGGACTCATATCTTTAAAGCCCTGGCCAAATGGAATAACAGTAAATCCCATATTATCTAAATCCTGAGTCATTTGAACTGCACCCCATCTATCGAAGGCTATTTCTTTAATGTTGTATTTCATTCCTAAATCCTCAATGAATTTCTCGATGAAAGCATAGTGAATTACATTGCCTTCAGTAGTTTGAATATATCCGCCTCGTTCCCATACATCATATGGAACATGGTCTTTTAAAACACGAGCGTTCATATTCTCTTCAGGTATCCAAAAGTAAGGTAGTATATAGTAATTCTCATCTTCTTCAGTTGGTGGAAATACCAATACTAAAGCTGTGATATCTGTTGTACTAGATAAATCTAGGCCTCCATAACAAACTCTGCCTTCTAAATCTTCAGGCCTGAATTTATGTTTACATGAATCCCACTTTTCCATTTGCATCCATCTAACGGATTGTTTAACCCATTGATTAAGTCTAAGTTGTCTGAATGAATTCTCTTCAGCAGGATTTTGTCTTGCTGACTCACACGCAGCTTTTACTTTATCTAAGGTTACGGTTATACCAAGTGATGGATTAGCCTTTTTCCATACTTTTGGATCAGTCCAATCATCATCTGGATCTGCACCATAAATAACAGGATAGAAAGTTGGATCTTTCTTTCTACCTTCTATGATATCTTTAGCCTTTTGATGTACTTCATATCCTATGGATTTTGTATCATCACCTGCTGTTGTGATTAAAAAGAATAATGGTTGCTTTCTAGCATCACCAGAACCTTTAGTCATAACATCATATAGTTTTCTATTCGGTTGAGTATGAAGTTCATCAAACACAACTCCTGAAACATTGAATCCATGCTTAGAGTAAGCTTCAGCAGATAATACCTGATAAACACTATTCGTAGGTTTATATGTGATTCTTTTAGTTGCTTTTGAAACTACACATCTTTTACTTAATGCTCTATCAAGTCTTACCATATCTGCTGCTACTTGGAATACAATTGAAGCTTGGTTTCTATCTGCAGCACATCCATATACTTCAGCTCTTTCTTCACCATCAGCACATAAAAGATATAAAGCAACTGCTGCTGCAAGTTCTGATTTCCCCTGCTTCTTAGGTATTTCAATATAAGCTGTATTAAATTGCCTATAGCCATCTGGTTTCAATGTTCCAAACACATCTCTAATAATCTGTTCTTGCCAGTCAATAAGTTCAAAGTTCGTATCATACCATTGACCGATTGTATGTTTTAAACATTGTATAAAATTAACAGCAAAGTCTGCTGCCTTTTTATCGTAAATGGAGTCTTTCGCTTTGAACTTTGTGGGAACATACTTCTTGAGTTTCCTCATGCGCCTTTTCCTCCATTTAAATCTAAAAGAAAAAGGTTTCATCATTAGATGAAATCCCATTCTTAATTTCTTATTTCTTTTACTTAGTCTCGTTACTAGCGAGGTTGAATGCATCTAATGCCTCTTTTGTCCCGCATGAAGGACATATTTCAGTTTTGTTATCTTTTCTGGATAATGCTGGGTATCCCTGATACTCTTTACCACATATAGGACAGGTTCTTAATATCTCAACCCTATCTTCACCATAGACAACATTTAAGCTTGAGCCATTATCCCATTCAACTAATATTGAGCCTATATCATCAACACCAACAACTGTACCTTTAGTTCCAACTGGTGGTGCTTGCATATCATCCATATGGACTAGGATAACCTTAGTCCCTTTTGGATAACTTCTTTTAATAATATCTAATAATTCTTTTCTCATATTTCTTCACCATCTTTACCAAATAACTTGATTTGTCTTATCGTATCATTGTGGAATAAGGCAATGGCGTAAATCAATGCATTTTCTTCAGTCCAGCCTAATGAATTAATGTAATAGTTAACTAGGTATTCAATACCCTTTCTTGAGGTTTCGGTTTTATCGCAATATTCATATAATTCTTTTCTTAATTCATCAACCTTACTGTTTTTCTTTACTTCTTCAATTCTGAATTCTTCTTTAGCATCTAGATTGTGAATGAATGTTTCAGCCTCAAGTTCTGTTTCAAAATAACATATTGCTTCACCGTCTATATTTACTACCTTATAATCTAATGATTTCATAGTTTGTACCTCCTATTTGGTCATACATATATATCACTCTAAAGGCCAATAATAGCAAGTTAATTCGCAGGTATATTTTCTAGATTTTTCACTAGTTCTTTATACAGTAATTTAACGCCATTTCTTATGCAGTAAACACCATCAGAATCATTAGTATTATCAACGTATCTTCTTAAAATAACTGATGCATATTTTTCATCAAGTTCCATCGTATAACAAATTCTATTTGTTAATTCACAAGCCATAAGTGTTGAACCAGATCCACCAAAGGTATCTATTACAATCGCATTTTCTTGACTTGAGTTTTGAATTGGATAAGAAAGTAAATCTAGTGGTTTTGATGTTGGATGATTCTCATTTCTCTTAGGCTTTTTGAAGTTCCAGATAGTAGTTTGTTTTCTATCTGAATACCAGCTATGTTTTCCATTCTTTAAGAAGCCATATAAAACTGGTTCATGTTGCCATTGATAATCACTTCTTCCAAGTACAAGTGAATCCTTAACCCATATACAACAACCTGCAAGATGGAATCCTGCATCAATAAATGCTGTTCTAAAATTAAGTCCTTCTGTATCAGCATGGAAACAATATGCTGCAGCACCACTTTCACAATGGTCTACCATATTCTTAAATGCTGATAATAAGAACTTATAAAAGTCTTCATTCTTAAGTGAATCGTTTTGAATCTTTAATCCTGCTGATGAACAGAATGAAACTCCATAAGGCGGATCAGTTAGAACTAAGTTAGCTCTTTTACCATCCATTAGTTTATTTACATCTTCTGGATTAGTTGCATCACCACAGACAAGTCTATGTCTTCCAACTACCCAAACATCGCCTTTTTCAACAAAGGCTGCTTCTTCAAGTGCTTTTGTTAAGTCGTAGTCATCATCTTCAACTTCAGTCTTTTCTTCTTCGAAGAAATCTTCAATCTCATCTGAATCAAATCCTGTCAAAGATAAATCAAATGCTTCATCTTCTAATGCTTCAAGTTCTATCTTTAATAATTCTTCATCCCAACCCGCATCAAGTGCCATTCTATTATCTGCAATAATATATGCTTTCTTCTGTGCTTCAGTTAAATAATCAACTAATACACATGGGACTTCATTTATTCCTTCAGCTTTTGCAGCAAGTACTCTACCATGGCCTGCGATAATATTAAAATCTTTATCAATGATTACAGGATTAATAAATCCAAACTCACGAAGAGATGATCTAAGTTTAATTATCTGTTCAGGACTATGAGTTCTAGCATTATTCACATAAGGGATTAACTTATTGATATCAACTAGTTTCATTTCTTTAGTTGTTTTACTCATTAGAATAACCCCCATTCAGCAAACTTCTCAAAACCTCCTAAGTCATTAATAAACTCACGAGCGATTTCAACTACTTCTTCATAAGGTTTATTATCGATATATTCATCACCAATAGCACATGATAGTTCTACTACTTGATTAGTTGCTTGAGCTTTTAAGAAACAATAAATGTTAACTGATACATCCGCTTTTGATAAGTCCTTACCATGAAGGCCTCCTCCTGTAACTGAATCAGCCATATCAGAACCTAACTTTCGGTTAGTTGCACCAGTATCTACATCAGTTCCACCAGTCCATTCACCTAAAGGATTAATAATAGCTTTAGGATATTTCTTTTTAAGTTCAAAGTTTCTAGCCTTTGATTGACAAATAATTAGTTTATCTTTATCGATGATATATTTACCATCGCTATGATATTCTGCATAAATCTTTCTAGCAATTTCAGATAGATTCTTTTGCTCTTTAGTTAAAGGCACTCCTTTAAAGATTCCATTATCACCACATCTAATCTTATCTGATTGATTATCTGCTAAATGGAAGTCTTGTGGAACTTCAACATAGTCAATAAAGACTCTACCTGCGATTCTTCTTGCAGCTTTTAATACATCCTTTTTATCTAAATAAACACTAGTTTCAGCAATAATGTGACATTTGCCATGGCCAATTAATACTTCAACAGCAATTCTAGGATTCTTAGCTTCTTTATAAGCAAGATCTACAATAGCACCCGCTATTCTATCTGCAACCTTATCAGGATGTTTTGGATTTACTTTTTCAAACATTTCTTTTCCTCCATTTAAAAAGGCCACTATTTCTAGTGACCATTATTTCATTTCTCGTGACCTTAGTAATTTTTCCATCATATTATCATTTGGATTTGGTCCACGATAATCTACACAGCAGTTTTCTTTTACCACTTGGTATATCTGAAGCCAAGCAAGTGTTGTTTGCTTCATAAAAGATTGACTCATTGCTACATATGGACTTTGAATAGGATTTCCACTTGTAGGATGTTTACCTAAGAAGCCATACTTAGTAATAGCTTCTTCACATTGAATCCATCTAGCTACGCTCATCGCATATGCTTCTATCAATTGTTTATTAACTATTGATTCACACCCTAATCTTTTAAGCCAATCCCAAGTTTCTTTATATATCTCACCAGCTTCTAAGTTTCTACCATCTCTTTGCTGGGCAGATAAATACTCTTTTACAGGTGGCATATCAACTGCTTCTAAATCCGCACCTTCAAATTTAGGTGCTTCAATTACTTCTAATTTTCTATGTCCTGGATTACCTGCTTCAAGCTTTTCAATTAAACCTTTCTTTGGTCTACCTTTTCCTACATTTTTAACACCTTTTAGTGATACTCCTGATGCCATAAAACACTCCTTTTATATAACTTAGTTATATAACTCTACTTGAAAATATAATCAAGCCTATTCCCCTTTTATTTTCGCGAAAGATGCACACGAAACCCCAGGCCGATTTTCATAGAAAATCGTGTAGAGATTTTCATCCCCCTAGGCTATCTATTTTCATTTGGATGACGGTCTCCAAGTTCAATATGAATTTTGTTATGGCAGGATTTACATAGACTCATAAGGTTTGATTCAGCATTGGTTCCACCTCTATTCACTGGTACGATGTGATGAACCTCTTCTACAGGAGTAATTCTGCCTTCCTTTAAACATCGTTCACATAGTGGATGAGCTTTGACATACTTATCTCTTATTCGTTTCCAAGCACGACCATATTTCTTTTTATGATCAGGCGAGCGTTCGTATCTATCATAGACTTGAACTGCTTCTTTAGCATGCTTATCACAATATGTACCTGATGTTAGGTTAGGACAGCCTGGATATCTACATGGTTTTAATGGTTTGTGTGGCACTCTATTCCTCCTTTCAGGCAAAGAAAAAAGCCCAGAGGCGTGATTCTGGACTTCTATTCTTCTATGGCTTTCGCCAATTATAGCATATCATAAGAGGTGCCTGTTTCACAATGTGCCAGCCTGTGCCACGCTGTGCCAAATTTAAAGCACCAGATTATCTAGTGCTCTACGATGTAATCTCATAAGTGTTGATTTGGAAGCATACATTGCATCTTCAATTTCACTCCATGAAAGCCAATCTATATAATGTAATATTAAAACTAGTCTTTCATCTTCATTAACCATTTTAGATATCGATGATTCTATTTCACCCTTAACTGCAGATGCAGATGCTTCTAATTCTTTTAGTTCTCTTTCTGCATCTAATCCTCTTAACACCCATTTAACAAATGGTGCTTCATAGGAAGGACTACAATCAACCCTTTCTTGAGAAAAGTCCTGTCCAGGGATTGAATGTGATCGTTCCTCACAAAAAGCAATATACTGCTTCTTTTTCTCTATCTTTTCTATTAAATTGTGATATCGACACAAGTATTCTTTCTTTTCCAAATTCATCACCACGCCATTTACTTTATATCTAGTTTACTAGATATCTTTTTTTAAAATAATTCGCATAATGTGATATTCGTACTTAAAAATAAAAAGCGGTCAACTTGACCACTTTCTAATTTGTGACTTTCTTTACGATTTTCACCACTAGGAATATAACTACATAAGCTGTAAAACCTATAGTAAGGATATTAAGATATTTAACAGTGTATAGTATCTTAATAATTCCCCACATAATTTCCAAGAAGCACTTAAACAAAGCCCAGAATCCTTGTAAGAAATCCATTAGAATCACCTCCTTGGATATAGAATACACCCATATTTTATATATGAGACTATCCTGACACCAAGTCGGAAATTATAGGCTTAAATTATCGTTTTTCGGAAATTATTTTTCTATTTTTTAAGTAAAAATTACAATCAATCATACGCACTGCAATATACAATAACGTTACTTCATTGAATACTAAAGTTAAATAAGTGATTACATTAACATCAGAAATTTGTAATCCATATACTATTAAAGTGCTAAAAGCAAGTTCAATAAGCAATACTATGTATTCAAAAATATATACTTTAAATCCACTCGTTTTATTTGATTTCTTAAAAAGATTAATACCAAATATAGTGCTAAACGCTTCAAAGATTATTATAAGTAAATATATTAATATTACTGACACCTCTGTTCTAACGCCACAGAATAATATAAGTACCAGTGTTAAGGATAGAACAATTGATATTTGCATAAATAAAAACTTAATTATTGGATGCTTCTCATTTTTATCATTGCTTATGAATTGAACATTCTTTCTATCTTCAACAACTTCATCAATGTAATTTTCTGAAGATGTCCATTGAATTATAAAAAATATAACCTCAATCAATAACACTAATGAAGCAATGCCTATAGACCATGTCATAAGAGAATTATTAACAATTAGTGTTGAAATTATATGTAGAGCAATTACTGGAACTATAAACAATCCCATTAATAACGAATACTTGAAGTTGGGTATTTTATATCTAAAAGGAATTTTAGGAGTATCGATTACATTTGGAACTGGTTCATCTTCTTTAAATAAGACAGTTGATTCATCAATACCATATGTTTTACAAAATAGCTTTGCAAATTCGTAGATATTCTTAGTCTTACCTTTTTCAAATTCAGAAACTCTGCTAGCATTACTATATCCCATTTGTTTAGCTACTTCACCCTGTGTTAATCCCATTTCTTTTCTTTTGGTTTTAACACATGCGATTATTTCTTCATCTGTTCTACTACTTGCCATATAATTCCTTTCTAATGTCAATCTCTCTATAGTTATTTGACATTCAAATCATAAAAATAAAATTTGCACTAAAACAACCACTTTCAGTAGGTTAATGACTAGTTATGTATGTATCTTTCCATTTTGAGATACAAATAACTAAGATTATTTACGCTAAAGAATTTATTATTGTTTGCTTCTTAAATGTTTAGGCAATAGCATGTCTAATTCTTCAGGAGTAAAAAATTGTTCTTCTTCTGTCTTTAAGGCTTTTTGTGCCAATGAATATGCCTTACTATTAGTCAAAGGTTCATGAGCATAAATATTTCCTAACTTTTCAGTTAAATAGTCTCTTTTATCTAAAACTTTACTATCAGATAATGAATCAAAATCAGTTAAATACGATAAGTACTCTTCTCTTAATTTCCATAATTCATTTGCTGTTTGAGTATGAGCTACTATTCTGGATTCCATAGACGAAGATTTTTGATATGCTGTTAGGGCTAGTGTTACTGTCGTAATAATAGCTGTTATTATTTCTACTGCTTTAATATTATCAACGCAAATAATAGTAATTAAACCACCTGTAGTCAATGCTGACAATATAATTAAAACCCACTTAATAATATTATTTCTTTTTGATAATATGTTTGCAGCTTTTAAATGTGTAGTATATGTGTATACAAGTTTACCATAATTCTCTTTAACTTGATTTAGTATGCCACTACGATTAACCTGGGAATTTTGATCCATAAACTTTCCTCCAATTTGCTTTTGCTGAATAATAGTATTTATTCTCTTCTGCTTCTATCGCCGCTAAAGAGTTATTATATGCTTCAGTTGCTTCTCTTTTAAATGTATACTTCTTATATACATGCCAGTCGCTACCTGGAACAATCCAATATTCTTGATCATGATGATCAATTAGATATTTCATAAAATCTCGTGTAAAGTAGTCATAGTACAAGAAAGATTTATCTTTATAAGTATAATTGCTAAGAAATCTATAGCACATAACATCTATCAAAATACCTGATAATAAAACAGTGTTGGTCTTATTCCATTCACGAATCATTCTACATAAACGTTTTAAATTACCATTACATTTTTTATCCATATCGTTAAATTCATCAATTTCATTTTTCGGGTCCATGACTCTCCAACTGCCACCATCATTAGAATCTGGATATGTATAAGAATGCCCGTCTTTATTAATAAATGCTGGCACAACTTCAAACTTCATTCCATCAGAAAAATTTACAACAACAACTTGTCCATCTCCACCTACATCTGTATTTGGATAAGTATTTTTTATTGAATTTTTTACAGCCTGTAGTAATGCTGATTGTCCATTTGAATAATACGCATTATACTTTGCATATATTTCGTATGGTAAAACAAAAACCATATCAATATCACTTGTATATATATCTGTCCCTCTACCATGAGATCCAGCATAAAAACTATGATTAGTGTCTGAATATGATGAATAAAAGTCAATATTCAAACGCTTTGTTATTAAGTGAAACCTTTGTGTTTTGTTTGTTTCATCTGTATCCGACAAATGTAATTCTTTATAGAAATTTTCAAAATTTTCTGCTACTCCCATATTTTTTCACCTTTCTCGTATCAAACATTATCTTATCTCGTCTATTGTATACATCCATTCAACCCATGCCTTAATGGTTGATACTCTTCTATTTACAGTCGAGTCCGCTAAATTAGGCTTATTTTTCCTTATTTCGTTTTTAATGACTTCAACATTTACTTTTTTTGAATCTTTAAACTGTTTATAAACATTACCAAACATCTCATTATTTAATAACTGACTATAAATATCTAGGATAATCCTACCTTCGTTTTTCATCAAATTATTTGCTCTATCAGTAAATGTCTTGTCATGCTTTAGATACTTAAAAAACTGAAGAGCAGAAAAATAATATGCCACTTGTCTAGTTGTACTTACATGGATTAATTCCATGGCTTTTGCTTTATCAGTAATCACAGATTCATCGGCCATAACAAGTTTTATAATTTTAGTCATATCATTTGCCTGTGGAAAAGGAATATTATTATCCATTCCCCAGAAAATAGCTTCTCTTCCAGTTCTTCTTTCTGCACCATTACAATTAATAGATCTTAGTGTTGGAAACTTATTTACATCATAAAAAATCTTATACTTAGGATCTTGTTCGAATAGTTCTGTAACTTTTTGAGTTGCATTATTACTGATAATTACAAATGCACCTTTACTTAGTGCTTTGTCACATTCATCCTTTAATTCACGGAAGTTTTCAAATGAAAAACCATCCATTTGATATTTAGTGAATCCATCATCATCTTCATAATCATATGGAGGATCTAAATAGATAACATCACCATCTTTAGCTAATCTTATGCAATGCTCATAAGAACCATTCATTATTATTATCTCATTATCTTTAGAAGATAAGTAGTCGTGTATTTCTTTTAAATTTTCTCTATCGCAAATTAATGGATTATGATATCGACCAATAGGTGTATTAAATTCACCCCTACTATTTACTCTATATAATCCATTATAACATGTTCGATTAAGAAAAATCATACGAGCAGCTCTTTCAACATTTGTATATCCATTTGGCCACCTATCGGGATTTCTATCCCAAGCTCTCACCTCATAATAATAATCATCAGGGTCTTCTTTATAATTAATAGCATGCATATCCAAAAGTCTAATCAATTCTTCATATTGATCAGACTGAATCACTCTATAAGCATTAATTAGATCTTCATTTAAATCATTAATAATTGCTTTCTTTGGCTTCTTATCAAAGAATACTGCTCCTCCACCGATAAAAGGCTCTAAATAAGTAAAACTTGAACCTGGAACAACAGAATCATCAATGAACTCATTTATCCTTTTTAATATTTGACGTTTACCGCCTGCCCACTTTACAAAAGGTTTCAT